CAGAAGCAGCGAAGCGAAGACTCCCTGCAAGCTACGATGCACGGAAGAAGCCCGCAGTAGCGATTTGCGCCGTGATATCGCTGCCATCCGGGACCACGACGAAATCATGCTGTGTAAGAGGAACGATGTTCGCATCGGTACCCCCGGTCGTGTCGCTGTCGTAGGAAACCACGAAGTCGTTCCAGCCATCGCCGGACGCAACAGCAGTCCACGTCTGATCGGGAATGTCCAGATCGACGCGGTTGTTCGTATCGTCGGGCGCAAAGGCCACGATGTCCGCGTCAGTGAGCGTTTTTCTGGCGTACCCCGTGTTCGTCACCTCATTCGTGGTGCCCGCCACCAGCGCGGAAACCGTATCCACGTCCTGCAATGTGGCATCGGATTCGATCCCCGATGTCGCCAGAATCAGGATCACCAACGCAGAGTTCGCAGGATCGTTACTGTCCACACGGTTATACAGCTCGGCAACACGCCCTTTGGCAATATTGAACACGAAATCAGCCATGGTCAGACCTCCTTACGGGGAAAGTGCGGAGCGCGCGCCTTGTTCCTGAGGCGCAGGCGTTCGTGCTGCTCCTGCGCCAGCACGCACTCAAAATGGTTCAGCTTCTCGTATCCACCCGGATTTCCCGGATCGGGACTGGAGAGCCCCCGGTGCCTCGCCGCAACATGCAGACGGGAGAGTGCCCCGCCTTCATCGTCCGGCAACTTCTCTCCGCAATGCAGGCAGTATCGTCCCGGCTGCCGCCTGATCGCATACACCAGATTCTCGGGCTCGCCCTTGAGAACGAGCTGACCCTCGTGGAGTTCCATCCAGCCCTCTTGCAGCGCCTTCGTCACGAGACTCACCGAGAAGTTCTGCTCCGCAGCAATCCCCGTGTGCGCCACGGAAATATACGCAAGAGCCCCACGGTCATCGTAGATTCGCTTCAGCAGCATCTTACTTACCTCGCCTTGTCCTGACTTCGCCACTCACGGCCTTGCCACCTTTTCGCGGATAGCACACGCGAACGTACTGAGCGGCATTCACTCGCCTGGTCCTTACGCGGCTGCCCTTTTGCCCCGCGCATTCGAGAAAGTCTCTCGGCATGTCAACCTCCGGTCCCGGTCTTCAGCACTTCCTGCCTTTGCCTTTCTTCCCTTTCCTGTACTTCATGCAGTAACACCTCCTCGGAAACGTCATCGAACGTATACGTGTACCCACCAATATGCCCAACGTACTTGGAGGCATCGTGATCCACATACCGGGGAATCCCGGCCTTCTCCAACTGTTCGCAGAAGAACCAGTCCTCTCCGGTTTCGTCCTTCATCGTGTCGTCGTACACAATGGAAAACCACGGCTTCGGCACGGATGCAAGAACTCTGAGATCGACAAGCATGATTCCGCAGCCTACCCGCCACACCTTCTCCAGCCCCGAAGACCCCATCCGGGTGTGCACAACGTCACCTCCGGGCCACGCAGGGTTGAAGTTACGCGCAGTCGGATTGGACGGGAGCTTCTTCACCGGAACGTTGCACGCGACAATGGGCTTCTTCCACGAAGCCAGCTTGTGCGCCGTCAGCGGGTGAAACACCTGATCCGTGTCGATGAACAGAACATGCGTGCAGTCCGCCTCAATGGCGTCTTCCAACAACTGCCGGCGGCTCTTGGGCAGCAGCGAAGACTGTTTCGCCACCACGATAGCGGACTGCCCCCGGTATCCCGGAACCGGCACCGTCAGCAGCTTGGACATGAGACTCAGCAGGTGCAGCCCGAACTCCGACTGCCACAACCCTGTCGTCGGGATTCCCACGCACAGGCGAAACTCCGGTTTACTCATAGCACGCCTCCTCCGAAAAGCCGGGAGGGGCACTCGGCCCCTCCCTGACAGCACCGCTCAGTACACGAAGTTCCCGACGTAAGCGCAGGTCTTCTCGTGCCGGATTTCCAGCCCGGCCTCCGTAAGCCACTGCCCCTTGATCTCATCGGCATCCGGCGACTGGATGTTGTCCTGCATCGAGGTATCCCGCATGTACCGGTACCTGAGTGCGCCCGGATCGAGAATGAACGCCGAGTACGTGTAGCGCCCGGAGTGCACGTTCATCAGAGGGTGCGATTTCAGCAGGAAAGTCCCCTGCGGCAATATCCACTTGGTCAGCTCCATACCATAGAGCTTCACCACATTGTCCGTGCGCACCTGCATCCCGGCCTTCGCCAGCCTGTTCAGCGAATTCAAAAAGCCGTTGCCGCAAAGCACCAGACGCTCGCTCCCTCCCCCGGCATCGTAATTGAATACCGGCGACACCGCGTTGATGAACGTGGTTTCGGTCGGTGTCGTAGCGAACACCGTGACGTTGCTGGTAATGAAATGCCGCAGCCCGCCCGTATAGCGCATCGGCTTACCGTTTGTACCGGTCGTCTCGAACGGCTTGCCAAACATGAACGCCAGTTCCATGTTGGATGCATGATCGAACATGCGCCGCTTCTTCTCGTTCTTCAACACATCCCCGGTACGCACCTTGGTCATCTTCGCCGTGTTCGTGACCTCATAGGCCGTCTTGAAAATCTGGCAGTAGTTGGTCTTCTTGGTCGGATTGCGCGAAGACACCGAAGGAGACGTGCTGCCTTCCGAGTAGGACGACCCGATGCGCGTAATGTATGTGCTGTCCGGGATCGCTGCTGCACTCGTACCTGCCTGGGCACGGATCACGTCGAACGCCGTATCGCTCGTGACGTTGTTGACACGCACGATTTCCGCTGTAGTCGCGTCGCTGGTTTCGATCAGGAGCATCTCGCCAGGGACGAACTGGTACGCCCCGCTCGTCACCACGATGCTGGTCACCGTGGTCGTGTTAATCACGCCGCTGACCTGCACGCGCGCGATGCTCAGCGTTTCCTCCCACCAGTTAAACTCCGGGTCGTTCACCGACTCCGAGCCCATACGCGCCAGCAGCGCTGTCAGGGGGGCGCGGCCATTCGGCTGCGCGAACAGGATCATCTCGCGGAAGTTTTTCGGGCGTTCGTCGGTAGCCCAATCACCGGTACCACGCAAGCCAAGAAATGCCATGTCAATACTCCAATGGAAAAGAGTCCGTCAAAGCCAGGGTCAACGATCCTGAAGCAGCTCCTCAGCCAGCTTCGTGAACTCGTTCTCGACAGGCCGGGGCTTCGTCGAAACCGTTCCGCCTCCCGGAGCCGCAGGCTGAAATCGCGGCTTCGTCGCCGCAGTTCCCGGTGCGCTCTCGCGCACAGAAGCCTCCGGCGGGAGACGCAACGCCACGACGGCCATCGCGCCTGCTTCCCTGACTGCCTGTTCCAGCGGGACGTTCGGATACATCTGCCGATACGCAACGACTGTGCGCTCGACAGTCTCCCGATACTCCGGCTTCTCCAGTTGCGGCCATGCATCGTAGAACTTCTGACGCGCATCGTCCGCAGCTACCCGCGCCATCCGTTCCTGCTCCACTATCGTGGGCACTGTACGCATGACGCTGTGCGAGGCGGCCTGATACATTGCCACACCCGCGCGAGCCAGCAGTTTCGGAAGCACCTTTTCAGGTTCGATCCGCAACGCTTCCGCATCTTCCGCCGTCAACGCGGTGGCAAACACCTGTGCCAACTGTTGTTCGGCGTCTTCACGCTCTTTCCGACGCATCGCTTCGATTTCTTCGAGCGATGGGAGACGCACTTCTTCGCGCGCCGGACGCCCTTGCGGCTGCACTTCGGGAGTGCGCGCCTCGGGCGGCTTCGCTGCTGTAGAGGCTTCAAGCGGCTTGACCTCCACAACGGTACCGGGCTCCGGCGCTGGAGAAGTCTCCGCAGCGTCTGCGCCCTGGGGAGTCGCCTCCCCTGCAACAACTTCCTCGGCCTTCGACGGCGCACCTTCCTGCACTACATCGTCGTCAGCAAGAAGCACATCCCACGAGGAAGGTTCATCTTCTCCATGCGTAGCTGACGGAGCCGGCGTTTGCAACGTTTCAGGCGGTGCGACTTCTCCGGCAGGTTCAGCAGCACTCGATTCATTCTGCCCGGTCATCTGTAGTCTCCATAGTCTCTGCTAGTCTGTATTCAGCCAGGAGCGCCATTGCACCCTCCAGCGCCTTCTGCGGCAGTTCAATTGCCAGCCGCAATCCTGCAACTTCCCCTTCCCGGAACTCCCGCTCAAACACATCCCCCATGCAGCGCGACGGCCCTCCCCCGCTCCCGGTACGGGCTGTTACTTGCCGCCGCAGCATCTCCAGGTATTCGAGGAACTCCGGCAGTGCCATCAGCACCTTAAACACCTTGACCAACTGCTGTGCCTGCGCACGCTCCTCTTTCTGGGCCAACTCCTCCCACTCCTCTGCGCTTACTGCCTTCTCCTGCTCCTCTGCCATACCCTTTCCCCTCATCACGCCACATTGCCCATCCCCGGAGTCTGCGCGGGCTGCATCACCTCACGCGCATCCGGGCTCCGTGCAGGACCTCCCATCGGCACGACGTTCCCGGTGCGCGCCCGTGCCAGTAGCGCCTGATCCGGCACGATGTTCACCCGGAATTGTCCGATGTTGCGCGCCCCGCCCAGCCTGGCGGTGTACGCAAATATCCTGCCGATGTCGTATTGCTGCATCAACATCGGGTTCTGTCCGATCCCCGCCATCAGTTCTTTCCATAGGTTCGCCAACGCGAACTTGTCCACAGGCAACGTGCCATCGACCGGCACGAAATCGAAGAATCCCTGAATCGCCTCGGGCGTCACTTCCGCGAAAGCCCCCTGATCGTTCAGCAAATCCCCGGCGATGCGGAATTGCCGCTCCGTGTCGTACATCTGCTGCGTCGTCTGCACGAGCATCTGCGACAGCGGTGCCCACGCCATCGCACTCATGTACTCTGCATTCGTCTTCAGGCGGTTCGTCGAATACCCCGTTGCAATACGGCTCTCCGTCGCCGTTCTGCGAGATGACCCCATCATGCCCATGACGTTGTCGCTCACCCCGGAGACGCGCTGAAAGAAGTCCAGCACGACTTTCACGTCAGTCAGGTGATTCTGTGTAATGTCCATGGTCTGCAACTGCGCAATCGCCGTCCGGGGATCGCTTCCATATGCCTCCGGCTTCAACCGTATGTACTTGCCTGCCCTCGGGTCAAGCACGTCTTTCACCACGACACGGCTGGGATCGAAGACAAACATATCGTTGATCGCCTTGCGCACGTTCTGGAAGTGCGAGTTCAGCAACCACGACAGCGTATCCTGCAAGGGCGCCACGATCTCCATCATGGAGCGTGCCACCAGCGAGTATCCGTCCGGCTCCGCCTCCTGCACGCAAAACGGGAACTTGTTGTGATACAGCCCCAGCGGCGCCGCGTAGATCACTACCTCCTGCTCGGCCAGCACGAACACCCACTTCTCCGGATAATCCGTATCTCCCAGACCCAGCTCGCTTGGCACGATCTCCACATACATCTCCAGCAGGCTCACGAACGAGGGCTGCTCCACTCCGGGCAAAGCCGCAGGGGGTATCTCCTGCTTGGCCTGCGGGAGTGTAATCTGCGAACTCCCCTGCTCCCGTTCGCTCCACGCGCGTTCCCGCAGGAGCTTCAGCCTGTCCACATTGAAGTATTTTCCCTGCGCCGCTCCCCGCAAAATGGAATTCCACCCCACCTCCACGTAGCGACCCACGAACTCCCCCTGCTGAAACTTGCACAAGGGTACGCGCGGGTCCGGAAAGAAATCCTGTGGCCTGACATTGTAGAGTTTATTCCCCACGTACCCTGGAACCTCCTCCACGATGCGCTTTTTCACCTTCTTTCCCAGATCGAACAACCCCAGATACAGCTCAGGCACTTCCGCTATCCTGCTGACAACAGACTTCTCTTCTTCCCAGTACGTTCCCACAACACCGAATCCGTACTTGCACGGATCGAGCAGCCACGTGTACAGGACAGGAAGCATCCCTCCCACATTCACCTGATAATCCATCAGGGCTTCTACCGCCTCAATGCGCATCTGAGGCTCCCCGTGACGCGCCGAAAACTGAAACACCGGAGTGCGCCCCAGAAACACACTCGACCAGTACGTGTGCGCCGTGAGCGCCACGGCATACGACATGGGAATCTCCACTGTCGTGTATTGCGGCTCTCCCGTCTGCTCCCGCGTCTGCCGGCGCAACCGGTCGTTTTCTTTCTCCGGCAAGTACGCCAGAAAGCGCTCCTCGTTCCGGGTCCACTTGTCATAGAACTTCTGCATGTGTCCCCTGGAATACTGATAGCGCTGCCATACCAGCTCCCGCAGGCGCCTGTGCAAATCCGTACCATACGGAACTTCCCTGGGAAACGACTCAGCCATCGTGACCTCCTGCGTATGACGAAAAAAAGAAAGAAGAAAAAGAAAAAAAGAAGAAAAGAAAAAATCTGTGAGAGCGGAGCCCCCTGTAACACCGGGGCTTCGGGGCAGACGCGGCAATCTGTAAGCAGGGGCGGGTCTGGAGCCAATAGAAACACCGGAGCTTGTCTGCAAGGCCGTGCCATGGAGACAGCCCTTCCCATCCCGCCGGGGCTTCGCCGAACGTCGGGAGCCGCACAGTGCCTTTAGAAACGCCCGTATTCAAACGCCCCCAAGCAAAAAAACCCCCCACGCGCACGCGCACACATACACAAGGGCATACGCACGTGCACGCGCCCGCGCACGTACACGCGCATACGCCCGTGCACGCGCACGCGCACGCGCACACGCACACGCACACGCACACGCACACGCACACGCACGGGCACCCATACGCACGCTCCCGGGCGCGCACGCGCAAGGGGAGATCACACTGCCCATCGTCCGCCCTCCAGCTCCATGATGTCTTTCTCGTCTTCGGCGATGCGCTGGTACTCCACTTCCAGCGCAGTGCCATCTCCCTGCGCTCCTCCCGCCACCTGCAATGCCATCGCCACAGCATCCAGCAAATCGTCGTGCCGGCAGTCGGGGTATTCGGCAAACTGGGCCTGGAACTCCGTGTGCTCGCGGCGCACGTAAAGGGCACCTGCGGAGGCCCGGCCCTGCAACGCCTGCCGGATGCGGTCGCGCTTGCGGCGCTTTTCGTTCAGCTCGCGGATCGGCCAGAAGCGCCCTGCATGCCGCATCCGCTCCCTCAAGTAATAGGCCAGGGTGCGCTGGTATGCAGTGGCCTCGACGCCGATGACGCGCGGCTGCCACTTGGAGGCGAGCCGGAAGAATTCTGTTGCTGTTTCCTCGGGGACCTGATTGCGCACCTGCTCGTAGTCGAGGAGGTAGGCGTTGCCGCCGTGCAAACCGATGACAGCGAACGCCTGGTAGTCGGTGTCGGCGCCGTTGCGCCGGGAGTCGTCAGAGAGAGGGGGCGCCGGGTCGATAGCCATGTATATGGACATGTGCTCAGGGGGGTGCTCATAGAAGCGCAGCCACTCGGAGCGGAAGTCGCGGCTCTCCTCGGTGACGACGCGGCACTCCATCTCGCGCATCCACAGGGAGAGCTGGTTACGGCGGATGTGGGCCTCCTTTTCCAGCAGGAGTTCGCTCGTGGGGAATTGCTCGGGCCAGACGGATTCGGTGCGGGAGTCGAAGCAGCCGTAGCGCAGGCCGTGCCATTGGGGGTCGCGCATGCAGCTCTCAACCAGATCGTCGCGGTGGAGGGGGGTTTGCAGCAGGACGATCTTGGCGCCGGGGCTGTCGGAGCGGCGTGCGAGGGATTTTTCGATGGCGCCGAAGAACAAATCGCTCGTGCGCCTGCGGGAGTCTTCGGTGCGCGTCGTTTCTTCGTCGTCAGGGTCGTCCACGACGAT